CTTTTTTCCAAGTTAAGTACTCTTGTAAAACTATTATTAACGGCGGCTGTATAATAAGCAAATGGGTTATCTGATTTTTGCTCATTAAACTGTAGGCCAATATAACTTAATTGTAGCAATGCTTGTCCACGCATTTCATCTACATAAGTATAACCTCTCCAGTTACCTCTGTGACTATATCTTTCAACTAATTTTAAAAACATAGTTCCTAATTTATTTGTGATCTTTCCGTGTTCAGGATTAAAGTGTCCATTGCCTATGCCACCTTCCCAATGACTTCTTGCAACTTCCTTAATTTCATCACCAACGTATGCATAATGCATAAACGGAGGAAAATTAACCTTTGCTTTTGTTTCTGCTTCGTTCCTAGGATTCTTTTTCCTGCCTGGTTCTAATGGAATGTGTTCCATTGTCATTACACGGAAAACTAAGTCCTCTTTTGCTATGCTTTTAGGATCTACAGCAAATTCTTTTTGCTTGGGTTTATTTCTGTAATCTTTAGGATCATGTAATGCCATTGCGGCCTGATATGCGTCATACTGCATCTTTGCGGCTTTATTTTCTCTTGCGGCTTTAATACTGATTCTGTTGATCTTTTTAACGTCTTCTAATATGATATCAAAAAAGCCATAATTCTCATCTGCTAACCAGCAGTATGTCATTTTGCTCTTATGGATTTCTTTTAATATATCTTTATTATTTAGATAATTGACTTTCTTCTGTGCCATGAACTCTCCTCAAAATTATAATTCATTTATATTGTTAGTATTATACACAGTAATAGTGCATTGTCAATTAATATTTACCAGATCTGGAGAAAACTGGAAATGTTTATAGGAATATTATAACATGTTTTAATAAACCTGATAAATAGATGTAATAGGAGAATATATGGGTTTTTTAAAAAACATTGCTAGTGGCTATTTAGGTGCCAAGGCTAACCAAAAATTAAGTGGTATTAAAAATCCTCATGCAAGAAGGATTGCAGGTAATCTTTTGGGCAATGCATTTGGAGATTATATACCTGGATTAAGTAATCCTCCCAGAAACCCAGACCAAAATTTACTTTTTGGTGCTAGGATGTTGAGTGAGCTTCAGTTAAGGCAAGAATTACAACAACAAACTGAACAGTTTGGAAATTTAAAGTCCGAAGCAAGCCAATTACCACTCCAACAAAATTACGATTGGAGAGCTAGATTACGACCTAAAAGAGGTGGAGAGAAATATGTGTATGGTATAAACTATGCAGATCAGAGTGAAGTAGGTGGCACAAATATAATGCAACCTATTATAGACTCTGGTGGTCTTGTATGGCAATATACACCGCAAATTTTTGTATCTGCTGGTGCAAATTATCAGGCACATGAATTACAGGGTATGAATTATCCAATACATTCCTATATGAATAGTAGACCTCCTGAACTTCCTATTGCTTCTGAATTTACAGCAAACAATATCGACGAAGCAAGATATATGTTAGCAATTATAACTTTCTTAAAAGTAGCAACAAAAAGTTTTGCTGGTGAATCCTCAGTTGCACAAGGTGTAGCAGGAACACCACCGCCTGTGTTACTATTTGAATATTTAGGACAGCACGGTTTTAATAAAGTTCCTGTTATAATTAAAGATTATTCCATACAATATGGAGAAGATATAGATTATGTTCCAGTACATTATAAAATGGGCGGTGAAGACACCGTGACTTATGTACCTACGGCCGCACTAATTTCAATCAACTTATCAGTAAACTACACACCACAGAAACTAAGAAAAAGATATGATATCACAAGCCTTACAACAGGCAATGGATATATGGACGGATTTATTTAATGGCAAAATTTCACAGCAGTAATAGTTTCTTAAGAAACGCAGGACTTATAGACAACTTCCTAGATGTAAATAATTTACCTAGGATGCCTAAAGGCCTTTACGACGAAGATTACGAAATTGGTAGCGATGTGGAAGGCAGACCGGATATACTTGCATATAAAGTATACGGCACTACATCATTATGGTGGGTATTTGCATTACGAAATCCTGACATTTTAAAAGATCCTATTAGAGACTTTAAAGCAGGCATAACTATTAAATTACCATCTCCGGAATCTGTCAAATCTGTAGCAGGAGGTTAACATGGCTCAAGATGCGGGTGATGGAACAGGCAGACAACATAATGAGCCGACTAGAACTACTAAGGTCAATGTAGAGAAGAAGCCTCCACAAATAATAAACGAATATATTGGAGATGTTTTTGGTAACATTTTAGACCGATATGATTTGCCTACATATAATTTAAAACTTTATATGATAGGTCCAGGTAGTAAAAATACCAGTGCAGGCAATCCAGCAGGTGTTACACAGGATTCTGATGTATCTGATGGAAACGATGCTAGAGAAACAGTAGCAAATAAAAAAGGAACATTATATACTACAGGAGACGGTTATTTAAATAATTCAGTTACTGCACCTCCAGAAAATACAGTAGTATTAGCACAAACAGGTGTCACAGAAGTTGGAATAGATGAATTAGAAATAGTAACAGTTCCTGGTGCAATTGGTGGCGGTACAGAAGGTAGCCAGGTCAATTTTACAATCACACAACCAAATGCCGCAGACTTCCCAGATCAAATAGTAAAAGCCAGAACATATTTAGGTGCTCCTGCAGATGCTATTGATTGTCCTTTCTTTTTAGAAGTAACTTTTAGAGGCAGAAAAGAATCCAACGAAAATATGGACGATTGGGATATGGACAAAGGTGGAGAACTTGTAGATATTTCAGGGCCGTTTGTTTATACATTATTACTGAAAAATTTCTCCATGAGTATAGATCAGTCAGGATCTACATATCAGTTCCAGACAGTGATGAAAAATGACACATATACTGCTGATACATTTTTTAGAACCAGAAAGTTTTATACTATATCTGGCAGAACTATTGGCATGATGTTAAAGGACTTAGAAACACAAACAAACGAGTACAACGAAAAAGAAGAAATAATAGATAGGATTTCGTTTGGATTAGATGATCTGGGTGAAAAAGATTTCTCAAAAGAAGGTTCAGACAAAGTACTTGAAAGTAGAGATGATTATTTTGTGCCAAATTTTGATATAACTGACCAATCACTAGATATTGATAATGCAGAAACTATTGCAAAAATTACTAAATTAGAAGTTACAGAAGCAAAAGATACAGAAGAGGCCACCGAGGAAAGTGAGGAAACTCCAGACAAGGCTAAAAGCTCTTCAATTAATAAAAACCCAGAAACAAATAATATTACATTAGATCTCAAAGAAGGTATAACAATGGATAGGGTATTAGGTATAATACTGTCCATGAATAAAGAATTTATGCAAAAAGCATCAAGATCAAAAGACATAGAAGATCCTGAAAATGAGGAAGTTGAGCCAACTAAAGAACCTATATGGTATGATTTCAGAGGTAGTGTTGAGTATGTTGATTTCGATAACAAAGAAAAAGTATATGCAAAACTGGCTCACATAACTCCGGTTACTAGAAAATCTAATAAAACAGATATTGCTATTACCCCTTCAGAAGTTGATAAAAATAATAACTTAACTAAGGATGAATCAAAGCAACGTGTTAATCAGATGAAGATTAAAAAGGCATACGAATACATTTTTACAGGCAGAAATGATCAAATTATAAATGTAAATTTAGATTACAGAGAGGGTATGGCATTATTACTACCGCCTGATAGAGGAATGTTGGGCGATATAAGTTTGAACGCTCAAAGTATTCTGAACCCTTCACCTAAAGCAAAAACTGAATCCCTGAAAGATAATGGTGTAGATAAACTGGTTGAAGAAGCAGAAAAAGACGGCAAGTCAGGATCATTTTTTGACCAATTAAAAAAGTTAAAAGATGATGTTGAAAAAGGAGAAAGTTTTTTAAAAGAGATAGGCAATGCCGCAAACTTTACAGGTTCACAAATAAAAGATCTTATTACAAATACAAATGGTTCTACAGCACAGCAATTAGAAGATTTACTTTCTAATCAGGCAACAGCTCAAGCAGTTGCAGATAAACTGACAGAAAACAGAAAAAATTCTCCACAGTCAAATGTTACAACAGAAACAGATACAATATCTTCCACCACAACAGACTTTGTGTACGGTGGAGATCTTGTAGGCGATACCAAGTATGCACAGCAACTATCAGATGGCTCAAAGAAAGCTCATTATACGCCTAGCAGTAAAGATGATAAAAAAGAAGAAGAAACAGACAATACAGGTATTGCACAAAGAAAAGAATATCATAACAAAACTGGATTTGCAAACGTGGGTACAACTAAAACAATTAAAAATAATTTATTTACATATTTGTACGATCAGCATCAAGCAATAGATTTTTTAATGAAGTTAGACTTAGAGCTCAGAGGAGACCCTTACTGGTTAGGAAAAGAAATGTTGCTTAACCCTATACAACAAACAGGATTAGATGCCAAGAAAACAGAAGATGACGATGCTGATGCAGATAATTATGCAGTATCAAGTAGAGAAAACTTCATGATGTTTAGTATAAATTCTCCAAGACTATTTGACCCAGACACAGAGAATGAAGACAACAATACTGGTTTATGGATAAAAGAAGGTGACGGCACATCATACTTTATATCAGGAATTTATCAGGTAAGAAGTGTTACACATAATTTTAAAATGGGCGTATACACCATGGACATGACCGCTATCAAAGAAACTGCAATTAGTTTAAAAAATATAGACAGAACAAAATCACAGTTTTCATATGTGGATGAAAACCGAAGAGGTTTCTCAGCAATGGAGCAAGACGGTTATAAAAGAGATGAAGACGGAAATCTTTTTGAAAGACCAGAATGGGCTTATGTACAAGGATTGCTTGATAATGGTAATCAGGGTAAAACAGTGAAGGAGTTAATGGATAACGGCGCCATTACATCTGAACAAAAAGATGCATATTTAAGTTATATAAAGGAACGTGATAATGGCTAGAGGAGATTTTAACAGACAAAAATTAGGAAGCTCATATCATGATCCTGATCCTAATAAAGATGCATTAATCGATAATGGCATATACTTAGCAAAAGTTGTCAACAATAAAGATGAGTTTTTAAGTGGCAGTATTGATGTTGAGATACCAGCATTGCACAGAACTACTGGTAAGAAAGTAAAAGCAATTAAAAAAGTACAATTTTCTACTCCATTTGGTGGCATATCAAATTGGAAAAACGTAAAGTCAGATGAAACAGAAAAATATGAAAACACACAACAAAGTTATGGTATGTGGTTTTCTCCTCCTGATATAGGAAGTATTGTATTAGTTGCCTTTGCAGATGGCAATAGAAAACACGGATACATTTTAAGCCACGTATTGCCGCCACAATACAATCATATGTTACCTGGTATTCCTGCAGGTAAAAGTTTTCAGGGCGGAAACTTTTTAACACCAGTAGCAGAAAAAAATAGATATTCAGAACAGTCTGGTCATACAGATATTTTAAGACCTATTCACCATGATGCCGCAGAGCCCATAGTTAAACAGGGTTTGATAAATGATACTATCAGAGGGGCCGGTAGTGCAGGTGCAAGAAGAGACACACCAAGCCAGATAGTAGGAATACTAACAAAAGGCTCCAGAGGAAAAGACGGCATATCACCAGCACAGGCAGGACACCAGTTTATAATGGACGATGCGCCTGACTCTGCAATGATCAGAATACGTTCAGGTAAAGGTCAGCAAATATTACTAGATGATGTTACAGGCACAATGTATGCTATCAATAAGGATGGTAAAGCATGGGTAGAGTTAGACATGCTAGGAAACATTAATATATTTGGTGAAGGGGATATGAACCTTAGAGCTAAAAAGAATTTTAATCTACGTGCTGATTACGATATCAATATTGAAGCAGGACAAAATATCAGAATGAAAGCCGCAGGTGATAATACTGCTGGTGAATACATGGGCAGTAAATTAGGTAAACTAGGACTACCACCATTAGGCACAGGAGGTAATATTAACTTTCATGCCGCCGCAGATTTAGGTATATTAGCAACTCGTAATGCACAATTATCCGCAGTAGGTGGAGACGTAGATATCAATAGTGGTAATATGTTAAAAACAGTAAGTGGTACAGCAACATCAATATCAAGTACAACAATGGGTGTAGATATAAATGCAAAAGCAGGTGTAGTTGGTATAGCCGCTCCGGCAGTAGGAATAACATCAGCACTTACAGGTATATCTGGAGGTTTAATAAACCTAAATACAGGACCTGCACCAATATTACAAGGACTAGATGCACTAAAAGTTTCTGCTCCTTCATTAGAAGGTGTTGAGCAAGAGGACCAACCTAGTGAAATGCCGGAATATGATCGAGAAGGAGATGTAGCACTCACAAGTGGTGGTGTAAGACCAGGAAAGGCTAACAAGATTTCAACCATAGTAGGCACATTAATTACTGCTGAGCCGTATGCAGGCCACGGCCAATTTGACCCTACTACAGAAGATCAGGAATCCATGGAAGAAGATACGACAGCAGATGCAGAAACTTTAGATGGACAAACAAGTAAAGGCGATGAAGACCCAGCAGACCAAGTAACACCTGAAGGTGATAAATTAGGCAATGGATTTAAAGATCCGGCATCAGGTGCCATTGCAAAAGCATCAGATATTACAAATGCCGTGGGCAACGGACTTACAGAAGCAGGTACGGCTCTGGGAGGAGCAATAGGTAGTGTAATGGATATGATTCCTAATATGGCTGATGTTGAAGGAATGCTCAGTAACTTTTTACCTGCCAGTTTACAAAATTTAGGAAGTTTACAAAATATGGACGGACTTATGTCTGCTATGGGCATAGCAATTCCGCCATTTAGATTCCCTACAGGAAATGCATTAGGAGATAAGTTTGTTGGTATAGCAAAACAACTAAAAGAAATGGAAGCCAGATTAGGCCAATTTAGTTTAGACCAGTTTGACTTGCCATTAGACCTAGAAGGCTTTGATGTTAAAGCACTTAAAGGACAAGTATTAGATGCAGTAAATAGTGTTACAGATGCAGTAAGTAAAGCAGAAGGCTTGTACAACCAATACGGTGATTTAATGACCGAAGCAGATAAATTGCGTAGTGGACATCCTAATTTTGCTATTGATCAGCAAACAGGAGAAGCCATGGGTTCCATGGGTATTAATGCAAATAATTTTAACTTAGTTAAAGAAGAACTTAGTACAAAAGGAATAGACCTTACTGTTGACGGACCAAGTTTAATTTTTACAGATAGAAAAACAGGCACAAAAGTTATAGATGTGTCTAATGGTGTAGGACCAATAGGAACAACTATTGGTTTGAAAAGTGAGCTGGAATTTACCAAACGTGAGATGGCTCAACTTATAACTGTGCCATTAAGTGAAAATCAATTACTTTCACTTACAAGTTTTGCTACACACATAGGCATAAAGAATTTTGCAAATAGTTATCTGCTTTTAGAACTTAATAAAGGCAACTATGGCAGTATACCCAAATATATGAAAAGATGGAGAACAGGAAAAGTTGGTGAAGCAAGTGATGTACAAGTAAGACAGGATTATGTACAAAGAAGAGAATATGAGATAGAATTGTTTACTACACCTGACTGGGTTAAATTAACAAATGAAGAAATGGGCCTAACATCAGATAAAAATTTATCGTTCAGGCAATTAAGATCTATGCTAAGAAGTGCAAAAGATAAAAAGTATGTAGAAATGGGTTATAAAACTATTGCTTTGTAGTAGTTTTAGAATCCCTAATCAAAGCCAACGCCTTTTTTAAATCCATATTATCAACAAGCAACCTGTATTTTTGTTCTTGTTCTTCTGCTACTGCTTTTTCTAGTAGTTCAATATGAGTTCTTAAACTATTACACTCATTGTTTTTATCAATAAGCATACGTCTTAACTCTTCTTCAAGAGTGTCATTTAGTGTGGAAATATCAGCCATTTTTATTCCTCAAATATTATGTTTTGTAACAGGTCTGTTACAGTATTATTTAACAAAACTTCACTATGACCTGCTTCTATTGTGATGTTTTGAGTGTTTTTAAAACCTGGAGGTGTTGCACCCTGACTATCGCAAGATATCATTCCGTCGTTTGCTTTACCGCCTAGGCCAGCAACAGGGTTTGAGCCTCTGGTACATATTATGTTAGTATGCTTACCATTAAAGTTTTTTTCTTGTAGTAAAGCCAACACATCTGCACCTGGCTTAGTGTTTTGAAATACTTTTCCTTTAAAGAACATTCCAAATATTCTTGCTACAGGCGTACCTTCCCAAGGTGTTGCAATAGTAACTAAGTGTTTAACACGCCTAGGATATACACTAGCATACCAACTAGCAATTAAACCACCAAAACTATGTCCTACAACCACAACAGGTTCCTTTCCAAACTCTCTTTCCTTACGAATTCTTAGTATTTCTACTATATCGAACGGATCATCTTCCATATCATATGCCGGAGCCAAAAATTTATGCTCAGGTAACTTCAAAGTAAAGTAATTAAAGTTTTCTGGGCTGGCATTTGCACCGTGTAAGTATATAGCATTTTTCATCTTCTGATTATATACTAGAAATGGTTCAAAGTCAACTATTAATTAAAACTTGTTATAATGAATATGATAAATACTTGCATGGCAACATTATTTAAAGGATTTAGTACAGTTGATAAAGTTAGAGCACCTTACACTCTGACTGATGCAGATCTAGTAAAGAGAGATCTACTTAATCATTTCTATACTAGAATTGGTGAAAGAATAATGAGACCCACATTCGGAAGTGTTATTTGGGATTACCTTATGGAACCAGAAGACCCTGAAACACAAGAAATTATAAAAGAAGACATCATTAGAATTGTAAAAAGTGATCCTAGAGTAGAGTTTTTATCAACAAAATTATTAGTACTAGATCATACTATACAAGCAGAGGTACAAATTAAGTACAAATTACTTAACAGTAGCGATACCTTATTTTTAGAATATGTCACAACTAGTACGGACGAAGCATAATGGCAACAGTTAATAGACAAAATAATTTATTTGCGGCGGAAGATTGGAAATTAGCATATAAAGTTTTTAGTCAAGTAGACTTCCAAGCATACGATTTCGACTCAATCAGAACAGCACTTGTTGAATATATAAGAACAAACTTTCCTGAAAACTTTAATGACTATACAGAAAGTTCAGAATTTATTGCTATACTAGAATTACTAGCATTTTTAAGTACCAGTATTGCATTCAGAATGGATGTTAATACTAGGGAAAACTTTTTGGAAACAGCAGAAAGAAGAGACTCAGTATTTAAACTAGCAAGAATGTTAGGATACAATCCTAAAAGAAATATTCCTGCAAGTGGATTAATGAAACTTTCAGCAGTAACTACAACAGAGCCTCTAACAGACAGTCAAGGCAACCAATTAAGTAATACAAAAGTCTTCTGGGACGATGCAAATAATCCTGATAGTTACGAACAATTTATAACAATTTTAAATTCTGCAATGAGCAGTACTAACAGATTTACTGCACCTGTAAAGACAGGCAAAGTTGCAAATATTAATACAGAAAAATATTTACTAAACAGCACAATAGGTTCACCTATTTCATACTCATTTAATGTTAATGCAAATGGTGTTAATAGAAGTTGTGAAATTGTAAACGGTGATTTTATTGATGGCAAATATTTTTATGAAGGTAATCCTGATCCATTAAGTGATTTTGGTTTATTTTACAGAAACGACGGTCAAGGCATTGCTAGTAATAATACAGGATTTTTCCTACTGTTTAAGCAGGGTAACTTACAATTCCAAGACTTTGATTTTACAACACCTGTAGTAAGTAGAGTACAAGATATTAATATTCAAAACATTAATGAAACAGATGTGTACATACAAGAAATTACTACTGGAGGAACAGTACTAAATCAGTGGACTAAAATTCCTAATACAGTAGGTCAAACATTAAACTTTAATAGCCAAACATTAGGTACAAGAAATCTTTATGCAGTTGAGAACTTAAACAACGACGGCATAAGAATTAAATTCCCTGATGGAAACTTTGGTAATATACCTAATGGTGTATTTAGAGTTTGGTATAGAACCAGTGATGCAGTTTCTTATTCTATACAACCAGACGATGCAAATAATTTAAGTGTTGTTTTGCCTTACGAAAATGCGGCAGGACAGGCATTTAGTTTAACACTAAGTTTTGGTTTACGCTCAGCAGTTAATAATAGTTTACCAGGAGAAACTTTAAACTCAGTAAAACAAAATGCTCCACAAACATTCTATACACAAAACAGAATGGTAAGTGCTCAGGACTATCAAGTATTTCCAACTAGCCAGTCCTCGAATATTAATAAATTAAAAGCAACAAATAGGACACATGCTGGACATAGTAGATATATTGATATCACAGATCCTACAGGTACATTCCAAAGCATTGAGTCTTATGCAGAAGATGGTGTAATATATGCAGATAAAAATAACTTGTCTGAAAGTTTTACTATAAATGAAAATAATACTGCAACAGAAATAGCAAATAGTGTTCTTCCGTTGTATTTAAAAAGACAAGAATTAAATAATTTTGTATATAATACATTTAGAAAAAGCATAGTAAAAACAACACCAGCAACATTTGATACCAGCGGTAGAACTATTAATTGGGCTACATTACCTGTTAAAACATTTAATACAACAGGATATATTACAGAGCAAACAGTTGCATCTGGAGTAGCAACAACTAGTGTATTAATTAATACGACAGCAGAAACATCTATGTTTAAGGAAAACAACTTTATTAAGTTTGCAAATCCTAACAACGTAGCAGACTATAAGTGGGTAAGAATTACAAGAATAGACAACAACGGCCAATTATCAAGTGGACTAAGTACGTCTACTGGGCCAATTACACTAAGCAGTTCAATACAAAATGGCTGGAAAGCAAATGAAATAATTTCTACATTAAGAAAAACATTCACAGCGACAGAACAAAATGCTATTATTTCAGAACTAAACGCAAAGAGAAATTTTGGTTTAGGATATGACCCAGCAATAGACGAATATTATATAGTACAGAATGAAAATTTAACATTACCTGTTAATGGTGTACTGCCAGATTTTTCATATCAAAATGCAAAAGATACCTCAAATAGTAATGCTGACGCCAGTTATATAATACACTTCAAATTTAATGCTATATCAAATACATCTTACAGTTATAATGTTACTGTCAGAGGCTTAGATTACGTTGTACAGAGTAAAGATAACTTAAAGTTTTATAATGTTAAAAATGTTAAAGTAACAGACAATACAACTAAAGCAGTCAGAGATACTATTACGTTTAATACACTTAATACAAAGCCTGGTGCTATGGAAGTATTTAAATGGTACGACAACGATAATGATAACTTGGGCGAACAATGGGAAAGCCAAGAGACAGGAGAAAGATACACTCCACGTACAACAATGCCTAACATACCACTTAGAAGCAGAAATTATTATTGGTATGATATAAATTGTGAATGGCAAAGTACATTTGGTTTGCTAAGAGGTCAAGGGAACTCTAGTGCTAACGTACTTTTAAACAATAGATTTGTAGACGAGGCAATAGTAAACATTAATACATTCTATGAAGACAATACAGTATTTGCAGACAGAACAAATATTACTATTGCAAATATATCAGGAAGGATAGAGCATTTTCCAGGAAAGATTGTTGTAGATTTTGACAATACAACATTTGGTTACAACATATTTGATGCTGACGGCAATGTTACCTACTTGCAAGAAAATACAGGATTAGCAAGATCGGAATATTATAAAGCATTTGCTAACGGAACTAGCCACTCGTTTGGAATTAACGGAAGTACTGCTAACACATCTGCACTTGGAAAGATTACTATCACAAATGCAAATGCTGTAGCACAGACTGGAACATTAACTTATGATGATTTACAAACATCAGCCGCATTTTTACATGCCGCAGACAGCAGTTCAAATTTCAGTGTTGATAAATTAAGAGTCATTTATCTGAACGATAAAGAAAAATTAGATAAAGATATTAAATGGACAATATCAGATACATTTAAAGAAGCAGATGGATATTGCGATCCTAGAAAAGTAAAAGTAGCACCTATAGATTCAGACGAGGACTTAGTACCAGATGATCCATTGCAGTATGATGATTTTGTAAACTCTGAAAGTTTAGTATTTTTTGAATACTACACTGATTTTGATGGTTACACATATGATAGACCTGTAAGTGGTTACTTCTTAGATTACAGAGGCGAAATAGATATTAATTTATCAGATGTAGAATTTATGTCTCCTGCTAGTTATGTGGATCAAACATTAGCATCATCAGTAGATTACTTGATAGTAGACACATTGGCTATAGCAGAAAAATTAAACAATGTACAATCAAGATATAATGGTATGGTAGTTTATGTTACAGAAAACAAAAAAGTTTATCAAATGACAGCAAGTAGTACTGCAAGTACAAATATTACTTTACTTGAAACATCAGATTATATAGTACGTGAAGGTAGAGCAAGTACACAAAATACTGCTATACAAGATCCACAAAATGTTATTATTAAATGGAATCATACAGCACCTAATGATGTTAGGATTGATCCTAGTATTAGTAACGTTGTAGAAATGCTTGTACTTACACAAACATACTATACGCAAATTTTAAAATATTTAAATGTGCCGGGAACAGCATACCCAGTAGCACCTACAAGTGAAGAACTATCAAACGAATTTGAAAAATTAAATGAATTTAAAAGTGCTAGTGATACAATAGTATACAGAAGTGCTAAATTTAAATTACTGTTTGGTGCTGATGCAGATGATACTTTCCAGGCTAAATTTAAAATAGTAAAATTACCTGGCTCCACACTAAGCGACAATGAAGTAAAATCAAAAGTTATATCTTTGATTAATCAATACTTTAATGTTAATAATTGGGAGTTTGGAGAAACTTTTTATTTTACAGAACTTTCAAGTTATATACACCAAAACTTAGGCACAAGTGTTGGAAGTATCGTTATACTTCCTAAAAATACAGCAGGTAGTTTTGGAGATTTATTCCAGGTAAAAGCAGAACCTAATGAACTGTTTATTAGTACTGCAACTGTAAATGATATATCTATAGTAGAAAAAATTACTTCACAAACTTTGAGAACAGATAGATAATATGGCAAAAATTTATGAACAATTACCAGTAGTCCACCAGACTACAGCAGTTAAAAACTTTTTTGAAAGTACTGTTGAGCAATTATTTGCAGAGGCAAATAGTGAAATAATTACTGGTTTTATAGGCAAAAAGACAAGCGATGATCATAATGTTGCTATTGCATACTTACCTGAGCCAACTGTAGACAGAACATTTTACAGTTTATCTCCTGTAGTCAATACACTTAATTTGACAACAGGTAAAAGTGAAGACTTCATATTCTTTGATGAGGCAGTAAATACATTAAAAATTTATGGCGCAAATACAATAAATCAAAACAAGGTTTTTTCAAGCGACTTTAAAGCATTTATGCCACCAGTTGAGCCAGATAAACTACTCAACTACACAGAGTATTATTGGGATCCAGAAACATCAGCAAACTGTCATACAGTCACAGCCTGGACAGCAAATACAGATTTTGTTACTCATGAAGTTGTTTTAAATTCTGGACAATACTATATTGCAAATAGAAACTTTACATCAGGCTCTAATTTTGTAAATGATGCTTCGCTAGACACATACAATTATGTGCCTGACATTACACAAAGCAACCCTGCTATTGTAACAACTAATCAGGATCACAATTTTTACTCAGGTGATAAAGTAACGATTACTGGTGTAGTTGGTATGACAGAAGTCAATAACCAAAATTACTATATAGAAAAAGTTACATCAAGAACATTTAAATTATATACTGATAAAGACTTAAGAGTACCTTTAGACACAACAGGATTTACTGCATGGTCGTCAGGAGGTAAAATTTTACATACCAGTGGACCATCTGTAATCAGTATTGCTCCTACATTAGAAAATTATATCGATGTAGAACGAGATATTATAGGCAAAAAGAACTACCTTTATGTAAATGGTGGCACTCAATTTAAAAATGGCATGATTGTACAATTTACAGGGTCAAATGTATTAAGTAACACAATTACAATCGGACAAGAGTATGTAGTAGAAGGTGTTGGTACAAGTATTAGATTAGTAGACCGTACAACAAGTACATCAGCACCATACTCATTTGTTACTGGAAAAGATTATATTCAATTAGGCAGAGGCTCTGAAAATAAAAATATTTGGAGCAGAAATAACTTTTGGTGGCATAAAGACAATTACTTAGATGCAAATGATCGTATACCTAATCCAGATAAAAGAGCTTTAAGGCCTATACTGGAATATGATGCAGACATAGAATTATTTGATCACGGCACAAAATATAAAGGACAAGTAGATTTAAGTTTTGCAGACTTTACATTTGAACAAGCATCTAATTTACAATCCACTCAATTAGTAGACGGAACTAAACTACTTGCTGGTAATGTAACACCAAAATATAGATGTATTTTCCCTAACGAAGACGGCAGTATTAGTAAAAATATATATGAAATTACAACATCTGGAAGTACATTGTCATTCAGTATAGTAGATACCCTTACTACAGGAGACGCAGTAAGTGTACATAGAGGAGTAGACTATATTGGATTAGAGTATTATTATGATGGCAGTAATTTAAAACTGGCACAGGCTAAACCAAATAAATCAACTGCACCATTATTTAATCTCTATAAAGATGACAAAACATTCCTTGGTGATAATATATTATACCCATTTAATAATTTTGAGGGTAACAAAGTATTTGCTCATAAAGTAGGTACTGGCGCAAATGATACTGAATATGGTTTTCCTTTAAGTTTTAAAGCATTTAAAAGTGCAAGTGAAATAGAGTACGAAAATTTTGCACTGACATCATCTTATGAATATACAGCAGTAGGTTCTGTAACTACTACAGCACAAACCGGTTATTTCTATTATAAACTTAATAAACCAACAGTTGAATATCATAACTTATTTAAAAATACAGATAAAAAATCAAAACAAACTATAGATACTCATCATGTTATATCAGGAACTGAAGTAGACAGCGAACAGTTAATATATTTTTGTGGTGCTGAGCCAAACATTAGCACTACATCAGCAAGTGGCTACGACATTGATATAAAAGTAAATGGTAAAACTAATACTAATTACACATATGATGGTAATGGATTTATTAAATTTAATAGTTTTGATTTTGTTAAAGAAAACTTAATTGACATATATGTAAAATCTGATACTGGATTACTTTCAGAACAAAGCATAAGCAAATACAGTATTCCTTTAAGTTGGAGAAGCAATCCAACAAATGCAGAAATACTAACAATATCAGAGCCCGAGTACTTACATCATTTCTCAAATTATTTAGAAAGTCAAGCAGGGTTTACTGGAAATGTTTTATCTAAAAATAATTCTAAAGATTTATTAAAAAGTACAGAACATGCTACAGACATTGTGCAATCAACACAAGATACCTTATTGGGTACATATTTATTAGACGATAAGCCACATAACCTTGTAGACGCAATTAGGTTCAATGCAAAAGAATATAAAAAATATAAAAAACGTTTTGTTAATGAACTTAACAATTACTTTAATAATTTCGACGTAACAGACTTATCTAATGAATTTGTTTTAGAAAAAGTAATTAGAAGTGTAATTTCATTTAGTGTAGGAAGAAAAGTATTTAATACAACATATTGCCTGCCGTTTGGTGACAATTATGTTGAAGAATCAATTACAATTTCAGATACAGCAATTACAGACTATACTCCAACAAATTACTATGATTTAGATAAAATTGAAAACAGTTTATTAGTATATAAAGACAGAGGAACCGAAAGGACTTTACTGTGTGTAGACAAAGATTACATATTCACATCATTTAACCCTATTACAATAGGTTTAATTAATAATGAACAATTTAATACTGGTGATGTGTTGGTATTTAAATTTTATGATTCACAAAGAGACAGTGGACAATGTCCTGCAACACCTAGTACATTGGGCTTATACCCATTGTATCAGCCTGCAAGAATAGTAGATTCAAGTTATCAAACTGAACAGACTTTAATTTTAGGACATGATGGTTCTAGACAAAGTGTATTTGGAGACCGACGAGACGAAATATTATTAGAGTTTGAAAACAGACTTTATAATTCAGCAAAAGCAGAATTTAGAAATGCAAATAGCATGGGTAACTATAGTGCGGTAGATGTAAGACCAGGTCACTTTAGAAATACAGACTTATCAAACAATGATTGGAACGATTTATTAAATCTTAGTTTTGCTAATTGGATTAAAGAAAATAATGTTGATCCTATAGTAAACGATTTTTACGACCTCACAAACGAGTTTACATGGAACTACAGAGGCATATCTGACTTACCAGGACATTGGAGAGGTTGGTATGAATACTATTACGATACAGTAAAACCACATACACATCCTTGGGAAATGCTAGGATTTACAGAAAAGCCAAGTTGGTGGGATACCACATATATTACATCAATATATTTAGATTATAGCAGTAACAATAAAACTATGTGGGAAGACATAGAGCAAGGTAAAATTGTTAGTGGTCCAAGAGAAAATGTTATAAATGGATTATATAAATTAGCAGAATTTAATCCGTATAGAAGAATAGGTTTACTAAACATATTACCTGTTACATCAGAAGGTGCTTTAAAATCACCTAACGACATAGCAAGTACAGGAAGTACAACATTAACTCCTACTTGGACTAATACAACGCCGGATACAACGCAAGGATATGTAACTACAAGTTTTAAAAGTTTAGATGGCGTCAATGTAAGATATGATTCAGCAAACATTTATGTATTAAGTAACAATATTGTAAATCATAATGTAACTATTAGCAATAAAAGTATAGAATATGTTGATGTTAAAGAGCAGATGTTAAGATACAATTTACCTAGAGTAAACCTTAATACAATTACTGAAGGAAGCCAACCACAAGGAACAAATCCAATTGGTTTAGCCATTAACGGACAACCAATTTTTAATGTTCAGGATACTGAAAAATACGGCTCTTCAGATTATACCTATAACAGAGTAGAGAAAAAAGATAGTGCTTTTGCAATAGGAAATACTACTAGTGGAGGAATACAATATTACCTTACACTAAATGCAGACATAGTTGGAGAAACTGCTTGGGGTAATTCAAGCACTCACTCAGGCATAGTAGGTTGGGCATTCGACGGGTTACCAATTTACGGGCCATATGGTTACACAGAATATCATGCCAATGGTACAATTAAAACAAATACAATTACTAACATAAAAAGTAACTTTAAATTAAAAACTAATCCTACCAGAGACAGTTCCGTTGGTGGTGCCCATACAGGTGAGTTTACACAAGACTTTACATATGATGCTTCCCTTGAAGGTACTCCTGGATATGTAGGTGGTTCTGCATCTATAGGAAAATATAATACTAGATACGGGTTTACGCCAGAATCACCAACCACAGCAATAAAATTTTATGTTTGTACCCAAGATGATTCCGGAAACCCAATGTTCCCTTATCATGTAGGTGGTGGAACAAGATCTTGGAATAACAACACTAACAGCAATTCAGAAAGTATGACTTATAGTAATAAGTTTTATACAATGCCTAAGGTAGAAAACAATGAGCATATGGGCTTATTTAAATTTGCTGAAACAAGTGCAATATTAAGTGTGTTTGCAAACATACAAACAAACACTAATAATATTAGTGACCAATGGAAATTAGGAGATGGTGCTCCTGTAGAAAACGCATGGAAATATTCTGTAGAATATCCATTTGCTGTTACTGAAGCATTACTACTTGCAAAACCAGGTTTATTTGCTACAGTATTTTCAGACCCAACAAAAATTTTAACTCCTGATATAGATACAAGAAGTTACATCAGTAAGACTTCCAGAAAGAAATGGAATTTTGCTGACCCATTAGATTTTGAAATACATGGTGATTTAAATAGTGAAAATGAATCAATTACAAATATTGGTTATACGCAATTTATACATTCCTGGTTAAACTTCCAGGGACTTAATAGCTCAGACAACTTTGCACAAAAATTAAGAACATTAAACATTAAACTTGGTCACAGATTCGCAGGATTTGTTGATAAAGATACTATGCGACTAACATTAGATCAGTATAGTGCTACAGGTTCATCCACTAACTTAATATTGCCTCCTGTTAATATCACAGTTGATATACATGATTCTGCATACAAAAGAAGAAATTATTACAGTGGTGTAATTGTAGAAAAATCAGAAAATGGATGGAAAGTAAGAGGATATGATAAAAAATTAGGCTATTTTGATACCCTACAACTAGATAAATCAGGCACAACTTCTAGTGTACAAGTCGGAGGCGATACAGTAAGCCATAGCACATGGACAGCAAATGTATCGTATTCTAATAATGCTTATGTAGAACATAATGGCAGTTACTATAGAGCAAAATCAGATGTTCCAAGTAGTGCTACATTTAATGTATTATTTTGGCAGTCAGTAGGTTCTTTACCACAAGAAGGTTCAGCAACAGCAGTATACTATCAACAATCAACAAATGTGGTTGAAAGAGTTTACTATGAAACAGAGTATACAACTGCACAAAGTTTATTTGACTTCTTAATCGCATTAGGAAGATTCCAAGCAAGAGCAGGTTATGACTTAACTCAGTATGATGTAAGTATTTCAGATACCAGAGATTGGTTATTTGGAGCAAAACAATATCTTTTCTGGACAACAGGAACTTGGCAAATAGGTAACACTATTGAATTATCTCCGTTGGCTGGCAAAGTTAAATTTACTCCACCAGGTGGATTTGTTGCAAAAGTAGAAAGATCAGAAAGAGACATGTTCTCCATAATGGATCAAACAGGTAAAGCAATTGAGCCTACAGAGTGTGATATTTTAAGAGAAGGAACAAGTATTGAAATTACACCTCCAGCAGGTACAGAAATTTACGGTATAGTACTTTATAACAAAGAAATAGAACATGCTATGGTAATAGACAATGTTACAGACTTTGCAGATACAATCTATGACCCAATAATTAATCAACGTCAAAACAGAATTAAAGTTAAAGCAACAAGAACAGGTGATTGGACTGGTAAACTCACAACTAGTGGATTTATTGTAAGTGGTGATGAGCTTATACCTAACTTAGATAATTTAGCTCAAACAATGGGCAAATATACAGAACAAGGATTTGTGCCTGTAGAAAGAGATGTTTATGAAGCAAGTAGAAGACTTTATGGATACGAAGAAAGATCATATCTTAATGAATTAGACATTACTGATGACCAGCAATTCGATTTCTATAAAGGAATGATTCAAAACAAAGGAACAGGATCAAGTTTAAGCAGAATTGGAAGAAGTAGTAAGATAGTCCAGGGCGAGATGAAAGTTTATGACGAGTGGGCTATTAAAGTTGGCGATTTTGGTGATGTATCAAATGATCAAAGCATAGAGTTAAAAATAGACCGTGCAAATGTAGTACAAGATCCGCAACTTATATCACTTGCCTTCCCACAAGATACAACTGGTACAATAGGCAGTATTACAGTAGTAGATGCTAAACATAAATATTTTGATGTACCAACAATTACAATTAATAATCCTACAACAGGAAGTAATGTTGCTACAGCAGTACCTACATTAAAACCAACAGGTGAAATTGATACTATTGAAGTAACAAATGCAGGTTCAGGTTATGCTATTGGTACAGGCTTAATAATTGAAACAGCAAATATTACAACTGATAATACATCGCAGAGATTTGTGAAAGTAGATGCATTATCAAATGAGTATGTCACAGTAAAACAATATAGTGGTACTAATGCAAATTCTCTAGTTAGTGAAGACATTGCAAATATTCAA